TCTCTACTATTCCTCTTATATCGTTTCTAGTTTTAGCATCTGTACCACCATGTATAAAGAATACTTTTCTATCAAAGTCTTTCATTAACTCAAAAAGTTTATTACCATGTTTCTCTACTAGTTGGTATAGACAAAGTGTATTACCATTTAATGAATTGCAAAGGCGACTAATAAAATTATTCCGAGTAGGCTGTAATACCAAATGATTGATTTCTTCTGCATATGTATAATCCTTTACTAGTTTACAATCTTCTTCTTTATGTTTTAACACAATACATTCTATGTTTAGATTTGCAAGTGTTTTGTTATCTATAAGTTCTTTTGTTGTAACAACCTTTTCTACTTCACCAAACAAACCTTCTAGAACTAATCTATGTGTTTGTGTTCCATCTAATGTACCTGTCAATCCAAACCTGTATTTACATAAATGTAATTTTGTCATTATGTTTGTGAGTGATTTAGATTTAAACAGATGAGCTTCATCACCGATTACACACCCAAACTGTTCAAAGTATTTCTTAGGCATCTTGTAAATAGATTGCCAAGTTGATATCACTACATCTTTCTCAACTTTCTTTTCGTGTCCTTGATAAATCTTTTGACAGTATGTTCCAGAACTCCACCCATAATCTTCAAAGTCAGAATACATCTGTTCTACTAAAGAAGTGGTGGGAACTAATATCAAAGTTTTTAGTTCCATCATTTTATAGTAACGAACTAAAGAATATATAATTAACGATTTGCCTGAAGCAGTAGGAGAAACAAGTAAAGCCCTATGTGACTTAAGAGCATACTCGATAGCATCAATTTGGTAATCACGCAATTTAATGGATTTACCTTTGGATTTGGGTTTAAGAGATTTAACAAATCCCTCCACAACTTGTCTACCAATTTCTTTAACATCTTCAACTCCTTCATCTATATTTATTTGTATGTCATTCCTATCGCAGAATTTTTTAAGGTATCCTAATAGTCCAACATATATTCTACCAGTTGCAGTAGAAAACAATCTTATCTTTCCGTCCCATATCTTGTTACGATATGCAGGCATAAACTTATGGCCTGGTACTTCAAAGGTAAAGTAATCTGCAAGTTCTCTTGCGATACTTGGTTCTGTTTCTACCTTGAGGTGAACTTCGTTAATCTTAGATATTTGCATTTTGTAAAGTGTTTGGTTCACCGTATTCACCTCTAACTATTATATTCCAAGATAAACTTACTCTTTCACTAACTGCTGGTGGTACAAAATGCATTAACCATGATGGGAATATAAATCCAAAATCTTTTTCATGTTTAAACGACATCATATTTGATGTTAAATTATTAACTTTTGTTTTTCTTGGTTGCCAAACACCACTTACACCTTTTGGGTCATGGAAGTATAAAGGTGTTTGTATTTCACTATGAAGGGGAAACCAAACACCAGAAAAGGTATTATTAGAGTGTGAATGTGGAGAATGCATATCTCCTTTTTGTGAGTGATTAATCCACATATTTGTTATCTCTAACTCTTTATATTCGTACTCATATATTTTACAAATTTCTTTTGTATTATCTAATATTGATTTAACTAATTTTTGATATTCACTTTTTTTATGCAGTTTATTATCAACAGAAGCTTTTGAATGAAAATTCATTTTTTGTTCATTCATATATTCGTTTTTTATAGTATCTATTAAAACACTATCAGAAATATGTTGAAACTTAGAAACTAAAGTTGGAAATAAATAATAGTGTTTCATCACATCAACCATGTTATTATACTATACCTCGTACCAAATTCTATTTTGTTTACATAGTGTGGAAACATAAAGTTAGATGGAAATATAATCGCAGAGTTTCTCTTAGGAGTGTAAACCTTATCTGCAATTACTAACTCCCCTCCTCTATACCCATCATTGAGAAAAAACAAAAGTGAGGCTGATGGATAGCCATATTGTTGATTATGACTATGATGAATATTATCTGCGTGTTCAGACATAAATCCACCTTCACCATATTTGTTTACTCTAAAATCAGTTGTTCTGTTTGGATTAAAATATTTCATATATGGGTGTTTTTGTTTATATAAACTTACAACTTTTTTTGTTACATCAAGTAAATCTTTCCAATATGTCATATTATCTTTGATATAGGTTTCGTCCATTACAACTCTTTTTAAACTATTTTTTGTTTTACCTTCTTCATTAGAATAAGTTGAAGGTTTCCAACCCTTAGAATTAAACATAATATTTGATGATAACTCATCTGTCATTACATCTTTGTAATATCCAACCCACTCTCTCATTACATCATTCCTGCTTCAAATTTTTTCCAATCAATTGCATTTTTAATATCCCAACCACGACTATTGATTGACCTGAGAACACCATCAATATACTTGACAACTGTTTCAAGGTATGCTACTTTATGTTCTATTTGTATAATGTCTTCATCTGATTCTATGTAGACACTTAGGTCACTCTTTAATACTTTAAGGTCAAATGGTTTAGTGACGTAGACTTTTGCATCAGCCTTACCACCATAGTATTCCCACTTCTCACGATATAGTTTTTTGTAATCACCCTTTGCTTTGTGTAAGAGTAATTCAAATCGTGATTTGTGGTCTAAGTATTTTGCGTAGAGTTCTTGGTTCTTGAGTGCTTCTGTATCAAGTCTTTCATCATTTACTTTTAATGAAAGATAAACTTCCATCTTCAATTCTTCAAGTGTCATAATATATCCTTTGTATTATTTATAGTGCATGGATTTCGTATATTTGATATGTGAAGTCTGCTTGAACAGTCATGTATTCAACATCAGTAGATTGTTGGTTAAACTCTAAAGCACCTAATGATACTGGATACATATCTTTAAAACGAGCTTCAACGATTGGGTTATTTTTGTTTGAAAGAACAGTTAGTGTTGCATCAGAAAACATAGATGCATCTGCAACAGTTTTTCCTACTGCACCCATATCTACTTTAGGTGTTGCAGTTGCACTACCTGTGTTTGATGTATTAGAACGAAATTCTGTAAACTGTTTTCTACTTTTAGGAAAGCCAATACCTATTAACCATTCGTGTAGTTCTCTATAGTTTTCTAAAAACTCATCTACAATAAATGTGAGAGATAGATTACCATAAGTTAAATTTTGACCCAGAACAGGTATAGGTTTAAATGGTGTAGGGATTACAACATCTGAAAGTGTTATGTCTGGAATGTTTGCAGACACCGTAAAAAATTCAACCTTTGGAAGTTGGTTGATTGTAAACTTAAATTGAGTTGGACTTGCATAGTCCAGTTTAGTTGGTTGTCTTGATACTGCTACCATTGTTTTTCCTTTTCACTATTATTTATATTTAGGTAGAAACAAAAAAGGGGACTTGCGTCCCCTTCTAAGTCGGTAACAATTTGGATTACATTAAGTTTGTAACTTTAACTCTTCTGTAATACTTGTTGGTATTTCCTGAGATTGAAATCGCACCGTCACCAGAAGCAGCAACCGTTCCTGTGTGGAATGGGTTAGCAGCAATTCCGTATCTAGTTTTGAAACCAATCTTTGGTTGGAAACTGTTCTCACCAACTGCTCTCACCATTTGTAGTGGAACATATGGGCAGTAGAACATACCAGCATCATAAGGTGATGTACCTTTGTAACCTACAATGTAGTATTGTGAAGCAGCTACGTTAGCAGAGTATGGGTCTACATACACTTTGTATCTACCGTTCATCACACCAGCAAAAGTTGTTGTTGTGTCGTCTACATTTAAGTTATTTTGTAAAGCAGGTGTGTAGTCTAATACACCAGCCATTTGTAACGCAGAAGCAACATCAGCAGAACAGATAATCATATTACCTTTTCCTCTTCTTGTTTGTTGTCCTATTGCGTTTGCATCTCTTTCAACTGCAAACATTAGTCCTTTGAATTTCTCAACTGACCATCTACCGTTTGAGTCAGTATCTAAATCGAAGATACCAGCAGTAGTTGTGTTTGTAGCTGCACCTTTAACAGCAGATACATAAACATTTCTTACAACTTCTCTGTTAATCTCTGCAAGTATTTCAGCAGATAAGATGTTTGCAAGTTCTGTTTCAGCATCTAAACCATGAATTGCTTTAAGGTCTTGTGCAAGTTCCATTGTGTACTCAGCTTTCATTGCTCTTGTTACAGCAGTAACAGTATGTTTCTCAATACTGAATGCCATTTCAGAGAATGCGTTCGCACCACTGTCACCTAATGCTTCACCTTGTAAAGCAGTCATACCAGTTGCAGAAACATAAGTTCCAGCAGATGGACTGTCGTTAAGAACGGCAGGGTTAGTTTCTGTTGCACCAATATCTCCACCACCGATTGTACCGGCTTTGTTTTGGTTAGAAATATCTGGGAATGCCTCATCAGCAAGTGCTTCTGCTCCATCAGATGATGCAAATCTTGCTCTCATTGCAAAGATTAAACCTGTTGGGCCAGTCATTGGTTGCACACCACAAATGTCGTATGCGATTAGATTTGGCATTGCACGTCTAACTAAGGATATTAAAATCGGATCCCAGCTGTCCATATCAGCGTTTCCACCGAATGAAGAGTTAGTTGGTTTGGTTTCTGCTAAAAAACCTCTGTCTTCTCTTAGAGATTTCTCTTGGTTCTCTAATATGATTGTAGTAACAGCACGCTTGTAAGCATCTTCGATTTTTGGTAAATCTGGGTGCTCAAGGACTGGCTGCCACTTCTCTTGTAGATGTTCTGTTTGAAACATTAGTTTCTCCTTGTTATTATTCTACTTATTTATTTACTTTGCACTCTTAACACCTTTTCCAATAGCCTTCATATAGACTGCCATTGAACCAGAAGTGTCTATGTCCTGTGCGTTGCCAGTTTCTACATCATCTGTTGCTTCAGTAACAACTGGTTTATTCTTAGGGAAATAACTTTCCTTAAGTGTGTCAAGTTTACTTCTGAAAGAATCTTCGTCAGTAAAATCAACATCTTCAGTTAGTGACTTAAACTTTTCAATTTCGACTTCAGTTAAATCACCAGTACACTGGGATATAACCTGTTCCCTAACTAACTTAGCATTGTTATTCTTAAAGCCGATGTTCTTCTCTACTTCTTCGTTTAACTTTGCTTCTAGTTCAGAAATCTTTTGTGATTGTGCCTCTAGGACATCATATTTTTCGTCTGGCACATCAATATAGTGGTCTTCAAAGAGTTGTTTCAATCCAGAAATGAAGTCTTCTGCAATTTCACCTTTTAGTCCTCTTTCAATTGCAAGTTCATTTTCCTTTGTCCATTCTTCCACGACATAATTGAGATAGTTATCCACTTTCTCAGTTAATTCTGTTTGAGTTTTGTTCATGTTTTCGTCAAGGTCTTTTCTGTAGTCTTCTTCTAATCTCTCAACTTCTTCACGAACTTTTGATTTAACTGCAGCTTCAAATACTGTTGCAGCTTTTCTCTTAAATTCTTCTGAAAGGTCACCTTCGCCGTTCATTAAAGCATCAACGTGTTCTTTAACATTGATATCCTTAACTCTCTTCTCTACAGCTTCTGACTTTTCTTTTTCTTCAGGTGTTTCTTCTTCGTGAGCACCTTCACCATATGAATTGTTCATCTTATCATACATGGCTGCAATAACTTCTTTTTTCTCTTTTTTCATTTTACCCATCATGTCATTCATTGCAGTCATCATTTGGTCTTTAGTCATGTTTTCTTTTTTCTCATGTCCCATCTCAGAGATTTCTACTTCTCCCTCTGGAACGTGACCAGCAGCAAGTGACTTATTCTTTCCTGCTTCTTTTGCTTTGTCCATTTTGTCTGGTTTACCTTCACCTTTTTGTTGTGCATCGCCAGAAACTTCTTTAGAACTCTTAGCTGCATCTGCACCTTT